ATGCCGGGGGACCCGGACTTCCAGACCGGAGACCCGCAGCAGGACGTCCTTCTCGGGCGTCGCATCCGCATCCGCCTTCCCGACGGGAACACCATCGACACCGGATCGATCTTTGGCGAGCAGGGCGGCAAGCATCGTATACGGCTCGCTGCCGACCAGGCCGGCGGGCGCGACCTGTATCCACACTGGCACGTCGCCGGAGCGCTCCTGCTTCCACGACCGGCCCGCGATGAGGACGCCTGGATGCCCGGCCAGCCAATCATGCGCAACCGGGAGTACGGCATCATGCACCTGCGGCTCGGCGCAGTGGACGTGACGCAGCCGGGGCTGGCGGTCGTGACCGTCCGTCTGGTGGAGGTGCGCAACCAGTCGGGACAGCATGAGTTCGCGTTCGCCGACCGCTACGCCGAGGTTGTTCGGCTGTGGGACCACGCGGCCAGGTACGAGGACGATGTTAGAGACCTGTTGGCCGAGCATCGCCAGCTCATGCAGGGCGGCGGGATGGTGTCTCACGACGCATTGAGGATCACCGACGACCTACAGCAGCGTATGGCGGAGACGGCGGCGGACTATGACGTGGTGCCCGCCGCGCCGAACACCGACCCGCTTCCCACGCTGGAGAGCATCATCCAGATCGACCCGCCCGAGGCGAACATCAACCCGACGGCGATCCCGCAAGAGGATATCGTGCTTCGGCGCCGGACCATCGCCCAACAGCGCAGATGGGCCGCCGCGCGGGGAGGTTCTGCGGTGCGGTTCCGGCGCCAGGTGCAGCGGGCTTGGCGGTTCACCTGTGCGGTCTGCGGCCTTCGCCTGCCGCCGGTCGGCAGCGGCGGATGCCCCGGCGTGGACTCGGCGCACATCCTGCCATACGCGGAGTACGACCTGGACCACGCGCGCAACGGCATCTGCCTGTGCAAGCTGCACCACTGGGCGTTTGACGAGGGGCTGATCCTGGTGCGCTGGAACGGCACCGCATACGAGGTCATCGTTCCGGCGGCGTCGGCGGAGAGGATGCAGGACGCCGGCGTTCAAATTGACGAGGCGGTCTTGCGGGGCAGCGGAACGATCCCGTCGCCGAGACTCCCGGCGAGCGCTGCGGAGCGGCCGTCGCCGGAAGCGCTGGCCGCGCTGGAGACGTTACTTTTTGGCTGATGTCGGATGGTTGGCGAGGTAGCGGGCGATGCGGGTAGCAAGCCACTCGGCGACGGGAACAGAAACAGCGTTGCCAAGGGCGTAGTACCGCAGCGAGTCGAGGTCGTCGGCGCAGCAGAACGGCGAGCCCTCTGCCGGTATGGTCCAACCGTCCGGGAAGCCTTGCAACCGCTCGCACTCAACGGGCACGAACCGGCGGACTCGGCCTTCGGGGTAGACGGCGTAATTCCGGCTCCAGTCGGTCCCGGTATGGCGTGCCGAGCAGGCGTACAGGCAGTGCGCCATCCGCTTCACGATTGGGCCTTTGATAGGATCTCCAACGCTTTCCTTAAAGGGGGAAACAGCTCGCGCTTCATCCGGTCCGCGCGGCGCAGAATTCCCTTCGCCGCATTCGGACTCAAAAAGTACTTCTGCGGGACCTCCCCTTTCTCCATGAGTTCCCACAATGAAGACTCGCTGGCGTGACTGGGGGATTCCGAAGTTTTTGCTGTTAAGCACACGCCATCCCACACCATACCCGAGTTCGGCCAGAGTTTGAACGACAACGAGGAAGTCTCGCCCTTCGTGGGAAGAGAGAAGACCTGGCACGTTTTCGATGAGAACAACTCTGGGGCGGTGCTCTCCAACCAACCGAGAAAACTCATGAAAGAGTCCAGACTGTCGCCCTTTAAGCCCAGCTCTCGGCCCCATGCGAGCCAAGGAGACGTCTTGGCAGGGGAATCCTCCGGCCCAGACATCGGAAACAGGGATGGCTGTTCGGTCGGTGGCTTTTTTGATGTCCTCGCTCGGCGTGAGGATCGGCCAGTGTTTCTGGAGGATTGATCGGCAGTATGCATTGATCTCACACTGGTAAGTCACACTGAACCCGGCACGCTCGAAACCCAGATCGAAGCCGCCGATGCCCGAGAAAAACGAGGCCACCGTCGGCTTCACGACGGAGTGCTTTCCAACTCCGTTCGCAGCCGGCGTTCTAGACTTTCCAGGTCTGCCATTTCGCAGGCCCATATGACAATCCGCCTCCAGCCCAGGTCTCGCAGCTGCTCTGCGTTACGTGCGTCACGTGTCCGATTGCGGTCCAGCTTCTGGTTCCAGTAGCCGGTGTTGCTCTTGGGGCGGCGCGTCGAGCTTCCCTTCTTGCAATCGTGCCCGTGCCAGAAGCACCCGTGAACGAAGACCACGGACTTGTACTTCGGCAGCACGATGTCAGGCTTCCCAGGCAAATCCGTCCTGTGAATCCGAAACCGGAACCCCATGCGGTGCAGGAGCCTCCTGACCAGAATCTCCGGCTTGGTGTCCTTGCCGGTTATTCGGGCCATGATCTCGGAACGCCGCTCCTTGGTGAACATGTCCATGGCTTACGCCCCCGGCGCGCACCACTCCTCTATACGGGAGTATATTAACCGCCGCAAGGTCAGTAGGGAAGACGAAAAACTGGTTCCTCGCCTGCCGCAAAGACATCCGGCTCGCGCGGGCCGGAATCATCGGCATAGTCGCGCTCATCGTGCCAGCTCCAGCCAGTCCGTGCGCGCGAACGAGCGCACGGCGACAATCCGTTCCCCGCGCTCGTCGTCGGCGCGGATGACGCACGCGATGTCCCGCAGGTCGTCCGTGGACGCAGCCCAGAAGTGTTCCAGAAGCCTGGCCACCAGGACCGTCAGCACGGTGCCGGGATGTTCGGCCGTCCCCGCCGGACCCTCCACGGCGGTCATCCCGAATTCATCGAACTCGACGGCCAGGCTGTAGCGCAGCACGCCCGCGTCGTCACGTCTGACCTGGAAGCCCCGGAGGACGGCCGGGTATTCCTTCATGCGGCAGGCACGGGAACCTTGCGGACATCGCGGCACCGCGCGCACTTCTCGTACCCTTCTGCCACGGTCGGCTGCCAGTCGTGGCTCGGCTCGCCGCCGTACCTGGCGCAAGCTCCGTACGTCGTGTACAGCTTCTCCGCGCTGGCCAGGTAGAAAACCCGTTTGCACTTCTCGCACTCGTAATCTTCGTACTCCACCATGTCCCTGGACCGCCCGAAATCGAACTCATAGCCGCAGAACGGGCAGGTCACGTCCTCGGTTCGCTCGTGTTCGATAGCCATGGTCAGCTTCGGGAAGGCGGATAGGTGTGGACGTACTGCTTCTGACAGTCGCCGCACTTGGCGTACACGGTGCCGTCCGGGCAGGGGTAGATCGTCCAGGATAGCGGGCAGTGGCCGTCGTCGCGGCGGGAGCAAACGGCGTTCTTGCGGCACTCCTTGCACAGCGGTTCTTTCACCTTGTCGTGCATCTTCCCGCAGCCCGGACGTTCGCACTGGCGCAGCTTCTCCTTGGTGATCGGGTCGATCACGACGACGGCCCGGCGGATGGGCTCACCGAAAGCCATGGTCAGTCGTCGTAATCGGAATCGGGACGGTCATACGGAGTGACGGTTTCGGCCAGGTCGTCGTCCTCGTGCGGCGCGGTTTCGCTGCACCGGGGAAACTTGGGGCACCCGTAGAACGGATGCCCGTCTACCTTCCGGCGCCGAAGCACCATTTGAACGGAGCAGTTCGGGCAGATCGGCGCCGAAGGTGAGCGGGTGGCTGGCATGGCTAGAAGGGCAAATCTTCCGGCTTGATCTTGGACAGGTATTCGTCGTTATCTACATCCGCTTCAACATGAATCGGTTCCGACTCACTGTCCTGCTCCCGCTTGTTCCACGCCTTGCGGGCGTCATCGATCATGACGATGGTTTTCTGCACTTCGTGGGACAGCTTCATGGACTGCCGGAGCATGCCGGAGTCCAGTTGAGCCAGCGACGCGAAGGTCATGATGTAGAACGGCTTTTTCTCGCCCTTCACCAGCTTGGAACCGAGCATCACGGAGAACTCGTAACTCACCCGCTTCTGCTTGCGGTAGCCGTCCATGACGGCCTGTAGCGAGTTCGGCTGCGCCTTGTCGAAGCTGGGGTTCCCGTCGTGATCGACGCCGGCCGACGAGGCGTTGGAGACGAACATCTTGTAGATGCCGCCGTTGTAGTTCACGTACAGCACGGTCTTGAACTTGAGCAGCTTCTTGGCCTTGCCGGTGACGGGATCGTTCTGCTTGTACTTGGCCTCCATGTGCCTCTTGAGCGCCGGGTACACGCCTTCGAAGTCGATGACCACCTGGCCGTTGACCTTCTTGTACAGCACCACGTCATCCAAGTCGGTGAATCCGTGGATGTCGCTGGTCCAGGCCACCAGGCCCAGTTCCGGCGTGTAGTAGCTGTACGTGAACGTGCGGTACAGGATGGTGATGACGGGGTCTTTGCCGATGGGAGTGATTTCCACTTGGTCGCCGAGGCGCTTCTCAATGAAGTACTCGCCTTCGGGCGCCTGTTCCATGTCCTTGTTCGCCAGGCGGATCATGGGGATGGACGGGAACTTGCCGCCCAGCTTTTCGCGGTCGGCCTTGAGGGCCGCCTGTTCGTCTTCGGAGAGTCCGGCCAGGGCCGTCTCCTCCTTGGTAGCGACTGCGGTAGTCATGGTAAGAATGGGAGAATGGGGTAAAAAATTGGTGGAAGCCCACCGGGGGCCGCACGCGGGGCATGCGGCTCACCGCTAGGCTTGCTCCGAATCGTCGGGCTTGTCGCCCTTGCGCGGCGAGTAGCCGGGGATCGACAGGCGCGGCGACGACCGCGACTGCTCCGCGTACTTCGGCTGGTTCTCGGTGCCCTCAAGGGCGCGCGCGATTTGCAGCGCGTGGGCCTCGTCGCGGGCTTCGATCTCGGCGGCGGAGACAACGGATTCCTTGCGGTGGACGGTGAACGTCGGCATGGAGTGAATTGGGAATGAATGAGTGCAAAGCGCACCGGCTGCGGCCCGGCCCCACGACACGGGCCGCACCCGCTGGGCTCTAGCTGGTTCGCAGCGAAGTCATGTCGATCACGGTTTCGTTGTGCTTGAACGGGTCGTCGGTCGGGAACAGGGCGAACAACTTGGCCTCAGCCAGGTGTTTAAATGCGTCTTGCTCCGTCGTGATCTTGTTTCCGGCCTCGTCTTCACCGGCGGCGAGCAGGTCGTCAATTTCGTCCTGCGAGACGTACACTTTGCCGCTGATGGTGGCCCAGGCGGATTGAGTTTTCATCGTCGTGGGGAGAATGGAAATAAAAGCTAAACGGTTTGTGGCGCGACATCGACAACCTTAACGCCCTCGTCCTTAATGCAGGCGCGCAGGTCGGCCTTGTAGCCGGGGTTGTCTTTGATGAATTTCTCCAGGCTCTTCTGCGTGACGTTCGTAACGAGCATGAGGTTGTCGATGTCGCCGCCCATCGCGCGGAGTACGGCCAGGACATCGACGCTTCGGGTGGCCCGGGTCTTGACCACGAATCCTTCGGCCTTGTGAATCCCGTTCTCGTTCATGAACTTGAGCGTGGCGGCCAGGTCGGCGGCGTATTCATCGGAACTGTCAGGAACGACGGCGAGCATAGCGTCCATCTTCTCTTTGAGCGCCTTGTACTCCGGCGTTTCCATGATGGCCTGGCGTTGGACGTTCTCACTCTGAACGGCGAGGTAGCTGGCTTTGAGGTCTGCGAGGGCTTCGGAGAGGAGCATGGAAAGGGATGGATGGAAATAAGAAAGTGCTATTTGTGTTCGTCTACTTCCGGCTGCCCGCTGTCCTCGTCCGTCATGTACTCGCAGCGTTCGCAGTAGAAGAAGGGAACGACGCCGTATCCTTCCGGGTTTTCGGTCACGCGGTGCAGCTGGATTTCGTGTCCTTCTTCGAGGCAGCACGGGCAAGGATTCGTGACGGCGGGGGTGGCAGTGGAAAGCATGGCTGTATGCTATATCAGCGTGGCTGAACGCGCAAGAAGAAGTCGTTGACTTATTGCGGGAGTGGTTCGCTCTTGTTCACGAAGTATTTCCGCACCTTCCTGGTGACAGTTACGGTCACAAGCGCGGTCTGCATTCTGGCCTTGATCTTGCCGCTCTTGGCCCAGCCGTTCGCCGTGCGCTGCGGGACGTTCTTGGAGTCTGCCCACTCGTCCAGTGGGATTTGATCGCTGACTTGTGCTGGCATGGATGGTGAAGGAGAAAGGACGGCGAGCATTGTTAGCACGGCTGAATCCGCAAAGCAATTGACGCGGCACCGACGCGCTGTCTTGGGCAGCTTCGGTGCCGCTCTCTGCACGAAAAAGGCCCACCGTTCGGATGGGCCTCTCGCGCGGTGCGCGGCGGATTAACGCTCGTTCGGCTGGCGGGTGCGGCCAGCGGATTTGACCCCGCAGCCCTCGGTGGAAAGACCAAGGAGTTGCTGCACCTTCTGGCAGATGTCGATTACCACGTCGCTGTTGGCGATCACGGCGGACTCGTTCGTCTCCGTGCGAGTGACCAGCGCGCCGGAGCCATTGACTTCGGTGACGCGGTAGGACTGCACGCGGCGGATGTCCTGGAAAATGGTCTTGTCCGTGACGCGCTCCACGATGCGCAGTTCGGCATCGACGCCGATGACGTTGGAGAAGTCGGCGGCGGATGCCTTCTGCGCAGTGAGCAGGAGCAGGCCCGCGATGGCGAGGGCGGCGGCGGCCAGCGAGTACGGGACGATGTATGACTTTTGCATGGGATGAAAAAGAAAAGGAAGTAAGGGAATTATTGCCCGAATGGTTCCACGGTGGCAATGCACCGGCCGACATTCTGGGCGCGGTCGGCGGAGAAGATGTCAGCCCGGCGGCTGAACCGGACGTTCATGGTGTCTTCGACGGAGAACACGCCGTTGCAGCCCGGCGCGGCGGAGCGGAGGCGTACCTTGTCGTGCCAGCGGTAGCGCCCGCCCAGCCCGTAGTACGCAAGCAGGTCGCGGGAGAGCGCGATGGTCCGGTCGCCCTCGCGGGCGGCCAGGCACAAGTCGCGGCCGGAGGCGCCGATGCACGGGGCGTGGTCCGTCTGGCCGGGCTCGGGATTATAACTCGTTGTGGTCACGGTGAGCGTGCGCGGCGGAACCGGCGGCGGTTGGTCCGCGAACGCGATGCTCGCGGCGAAGGTCAGGCCTATCGGGAAGAATTGCAGCATGGGACACGGGAAGCGGATAAGCGGTGTGTTTTGCCATCGGTTTGCTCGGGCGGTTGCAACCCCGCTTAACCCCGGTTTTCCGGCCGTTGCAACCGGCTACGTCTGCGCGAACAGCCTTTGAAGGCCAGTCGTCCGGGTGAGCTTTCGTTCCGCCCGGTCGGCCCGGCGCTCCAGGCGTTCCACGCGCTCGCGCTCCTTCTGCTCGGCGCGTTCCTTGTCCCGCAGAAAGAGGTGGTAGCTGCCGCGCCTCTCCACCCACTCCCCGTCCGCGAAGGCGAGCGGGAAGTTCTCGCGCAGCTGGCGGACAAGTTGCTCGCGGGTGATCTTCTCGTTGAGGACGCGGGCGTTGTTCACCGGGCCACGGACCAGCACTTGGTGGTGCATGAGTTCGTCGGCGATGCGCTGGTGCTTCTTCCAGGAAATGGCGAACTTGAGGCACGCGGCGTCGCGGGTGAAGGCGCGCGTCTCCAGCAGGTAGCTCGCCAGTTCGTCCACGGGGAGCCCCTGGTACGTGTGCTGATTGGCACCCCGGCGTCTGAGCGACCATTTTCTTGATGCCAGGAAAATGGTCTTGGCGTTCAACGTCAGAGCGAGCAGCGCGAGGAAGAGCGGGATGCGGTAGCCGTTCCACTTGGCGGCGGCGGTGAGCAGGCCGAGCGTGAACTGGGTGCTGCCGACGAGCCCGGCCAGCAGGAGGATCATGGCGGAGCGGGTTGCCAGCTTGCGGATGTCGGAAGCGGCCAGCCAATCCAGAAACTTTCCGTGCAGGACCGTGCCGACGGAGCGGCGAGCGGGTGCCGCGTTCTCTGCGGCGGGGACGAAGTGGAACAGGGGCCGGCGCGGGCGGCCGATGGTGAAGGTGTTGTGTGTCATGGGAGGAAGATGGAAGTGCCGTCCAGCAGGTGCCGGACGAGATCGATGATGATGCAGAGGCCGATGATGAGGGCGATGATCGCGGCTACCATCGGAGGGGCAGGACGATCACGTTGCCGGAGAACGTCGTGAGACGGACTTCCTGGGGTTCGAAGTAGTACATGGGAGGCATGTTGGTATTGGATAAGACGAGGACCGGAAGCTGGCGGCAGGGGGCATACTTTCCCCCTGCCCACTTCGTGCGCTAGGCGTTTCCGGTTGCGAACCGGGCGTACGCACCTGCCATGTGTGGCTCGGCGTCCCGATGTGCGGGATTGCATTAGCGGTCCCGCGTTGATACCACGCCAGCTTCCGATCCTCGTTTGGTTGCCTTTGCTGTGATAGAGCAGTGGTGAGTAAGCCCACCAGGGGCGGCTCCAACGAGCCGCACAACGCTAGGCTCGCTGTCGCAATTCGTCGCCGCGTTTCTCGATAACGGTCCCAACGGGGAAAGCAGCGGCGAGGCGGAGTAGTTCATCCGCTTCCGCGTGGATTTCAGTAGATGGAATGAGGCCGCCCCAGCCTCCCTTCTTGTAGCTGTCCACGAGCATCTGAATGTACTGCTCACGGGTCATGTCCGATTCCTTCACGCGAACCGTCGTCGTTGCCTTGAGCGTGGTCATACCGGACATGGACCGCTGGCACCCGCAACCGCCGTCGATGGTGTCGTTGCCGTCGCACTGGGACGAGAAGTGAACCGGCTCGTCCTCTTCGCACCAGCAGAAATCCGAACGGCGTTTGCCCTGGGTCTGCTTCGTGGCGACGAAGATGGCGAGTCGTGCCGGTGCTGTGGGGTTGGCGGTGGCCATGATAGGAAGGAAGGATGAAATGAATCAGGAACGGCCTTCGGCTTTGGCGAGCAGGGCGTCAATTTCGGGATCATCCAGGCGTTCGTTCAGGACGCGGAGCATTTCGTACATTTCCTTCACGGCCTCCGGGTTCAACCCCTCGCAGGCGTTCACGCAGGCGACGATGCGGTTGGCATTGTGGTCGGGAGCGGAGAGGCCAGCCCCGACCACCTTGCCTTTGCATTCGCAGATCGGCTTGTCGTTTCCGTCGTACACCATCCAGTTGAGGGCTTTCCACGGTCCAGGAGTGTGCGCCGGTGCTGTGGTCTTGTCCTCCGGGAACCTGTCTTCGGCTTCGACGCGTCCCTGCGCATCGCTGCGCGTCATGCCCTGGTCTTCGTAGGCCTGGATGCGCGCCTCTTCGGTGGCGAGTTCTTCCGGGGTGAGTGGCTTGAGAGCCATAGAGATGTGTGGGGAAGTGACGTGAACATAGTAGCACGGGTAACATCATAATGCAATAGGTTTGTCTATTGCATCTTGCACTAGCTCATGTATCCTTTGGCCATGACGTTACAGAACCCCAAGCCCACCACCATCTACATGGACGACGAGGACCGCGCCCTGGCCGCCAAGCGCCGGAAGGAAAACGGCATCAAGACAAACACCGGTTTATGGCGCCACTGGCTCCGCTGTCCGCCGCCTTCTCCAAAAGCCAAATGACCACCATCTTCTACGCCCTCTGCATCGGCGGACCCATCCTTTCACTCCTCACGTTATGAGCGCCAACCTCACCCCGGAAGAAGTCAAAGCACTGGCCCACGACCTTGATCCGAAGTTGAGCGAAGAGGACGTAGCCTTCCAGGTCGCCGTGATCCTGCTGGCCGTTGGCACCGGCTACCTGCCGACCCTCCGGCAGCTGGCACCGCTCGTGTCCCTGTCGCGCCCGCGCATCCGCGAGATCATTGCGCGCATCCGAGAGCAGGGCATCCTCGTCCGCGAAGATGGCGAGTGGAAGATGGCATGCAATTGGATGGACGCCGAGAACGGAAACGTCGCTTTCTGGATGGATGTCAACGTTGCCCTTGGCCTCGTAAACCGCGTCGCTGCATGAACACCGCCGCATCAGAACCGGCCCATGACCAGGAGTTGCGGGAAAAGCTGGACCGACTGGCGTTTCTCTGGGCGCTTCTCTTCACGTTTTACGGGATGCTTCTCGGCACTTTTACAACCGCGTTAAATGACTGGATTATCGCGCATCGACCGATGGGCTTAATCCTGGCGATTGGAAACATCGGCATCGTTTTCATTCTGTCTCTTTTTCTCGCCCAGCAAGTCGAGGATTTAACCTTCCCCACCCCCAATGACGAGCAATAACAGCGCGAATGTCATCATCGAACCGCCGTACCCGTTCATCGACGAGTCCGTCATGACCAACTTCGACCATTCCATCGACAAGTGCCTGGAGGCGAGGTTGAAGACCGAAGAAATCGCCATGCAATACAGCGGGTGGAACTTCTGCGGCATCGTCTGGTGGGACCGCGCAGCCGAGCAATTCCGCTGCCTGGTGATGTGCTACCACGTCAACCGGGAGACAGTCACGCGGCCGACGCTGGAAGAGATCATGGAGTACGTCTGCGATCACTACGGCGATGATTGACCCCCCTGCCCCCCTTTCCCAACCTGAACATGCCCAGTGAACCCACCCGAGAGCAAATGCTGGCCGAACGCCTCGCCGCATGAGCACGCTGGGCGCCGCCGTCGGCCTCCTCCCCGGCGAACTCATCGTCGATAATTTCGCCGGCGGTGGCGGCGCATCGCTCGGGATCGAAATGGCGCTGCGCCGCTCGCCGGACATCGCCATCAACCATGACCCGGAAGCCATCGCAATGCACCGGGCCAACCATCCGGCTACGCGCCACTACTGCGAGGACGTGTGGACAGTGGACCCCGCCGATGCCTGCGCCGGCCGCCCCGTAGGCCTGGCCTGGTTCAGCCCGGACTGCAAGCATTTCTCCAAGGCGAAGGGCGGCAAGCCCGTCAGCAAGAAGATTCGCGGCCTCGCCTGGATCGTCGTGAAGTGGGCGAAGGCGGTCCGGCCGCGCGTCATCATCCTGGAGAACGTCGAGGAGTTCCGGGACTGGGGGCCGCTGGATGACACTGGCCTGCCCTGCAAGCAGCGGAAGGGCTCCACGTATGATCGCTGGGAGAAGCAACTGAAAACCCTGGGCTACGCCGTAAAGGCCAAGCCCCTGCGGGCGTGTGACTACGGTGCGCCCACCATCCGAAAACGCCTGTTCATCGTGGCGCGCTGCGACGAGAAGCCCATCATCTTCCCGGAGCCGCAATACGGCCCGAAAGGCGGCGAGTTGCAACCATGGCGGACTGCGGCGGAATGCATCGACTGGTCGATCCCGTGTCCGTCCATCTTCGGCCGCAAGAAGCCGCTGGCAAAGAACACGCTGCGCCGCGTCGCCGCCGGGCTGCGCCGGTTCGTCATCGAGTCACCGGACCCGTTCGTCGTGCATGGCGCCGGTGCCACCCTGGTCCAGACCGGGTACGGCGAGCGTGACGGCCAGGCACCGCGCGCTCCGGGCCTGGACAAGCCGCTCGGAACCGTAGTCGCCGGCGGGCAGAAGCACGCCCTGGTCACGGCGTTCCTGGCCAAGCATTACACCGGAGTGGTCGGCAGCAAGATGAAAGACGCGATGGGGACGGTGACAGCTAGGGACCACCACAGCCTGGTCGTCGCCAACCTGATGCACAACACGACCGGGAACGCGCCAACGTCGCCGCGAGCGCCGCTCAAGACCGTCACCACCGGGGCACACCACACCGTCGTGACGTCGAGCCTCGTGAAGCTGCGTGGAACGTGCCGCCACGGTCAGCCCGTGACGGACCCCATGGCGACGATCAGCGCCCAGGGCCAGCATCTGGCCGAGGTCCGGACATTCCTGGTCAATCACGACGGGGACGGTCGCGCCGAGCCGGTGGTAACGATCCGCGGCGAGCAGTACGTCATCGCCGACATCGGCCTGCGGATGCTCACGCCGCGCGAACTGTACCGCGCGCAGGGCTTCCCGGACGACTACCAGATCGACCCGGAGTTCCGGGGCAAGCCGCTGAGCAAGACCGCCCAGGTCAGGATGTGCGGCAACTCTGTCTGTCCGCCGAACGCGGCCGCGATGGTCCGCGCTCAGTTCGGCCTGCCCGCTCCTGCTGTCGCCGCATGAACGCCTCGAATCTCCGCTCGCGGGCACAGGAACATATCAAGAAGCAGGGTGAGGATTTCCGATGCAGGCGACGCGCGAACGAGATCACGCTGGAAGAAGTTGCAGCGGATACCGGCCTGAGCATCGCCAGCATCGCACGATTCGAGCTTGGCCAGGGCAAGGTCCTGGCAGAAAACTACCTTGTCCTGATGGACTATTACATGCACAAGCTGTTGTTCCCGGCTGAATGACCAACCGCCTCACCACCACCGGCACCGTGGCCGCCATCCTGGCCGTGCTGGTCGGAATTCAGTCCGTCACCCGCTGGGGCGAGTACCACTTCTGCGTCTTCCGTCGCCTGAACGCCGCCACCAGCTACGCCGAGGACCGCGAGCGGATCGAGCAGACGTGCGCGCGGCTGCACCTTTGGTTCTTGTTCCCTGAATCATGAGGCAACTTCTCGAACAATTCCTCGTCTGGCTTTCCATCGCCCCGTACTGTATTGGGCAACTACACCACAATTACGAGTATTCCCATTCGTGCGGCGGTCGGAGGTTCTATATCTGCCTCCGCTGTGGCTCCACCCGTGCGCTATGACCGACATCACGTCGTCGCCGGCCGATCACCTGCCTGGCCCCCGCTGCCCCAATTGCGGCCGTTCGGTGATGCCGTCGCCCTTTTCCATCCGGGTGTTCTGGTGCAACGGGTGCAAGAAGTACGTGGAAGTGAATCGCGGTAAGCCGGTCGAGCGATCCCGGTCCTTCACCCCGCCGCACGAAGAGGCTGCCGCTCGTACCAGATAGTTACTTCCAAGCGCGGGCACGCGCTGTACGCCTTCATCACCCGCTCGTCGTACACCTGCGAATCGTCGGCCCATGCCACGCCGTTCAGCGCGTCTTTGATCTTGCTCAGGTTGTCGGTGTCCGGCTTCTTCACGTACCGGAACTGTTCGCTGGCGCATGCGGCCGCCACCCACTTTGGGTAACTCTTCGGGATCGGGAAATAGGCGCGGACCTCGATGCGCACCGGACCGTCGATGGGCGTGGCACCGGCCTGGATCGCGCACGCCTTCACCTCGGCTTCGTAGCTGCGGGTCTGGGCGTCGGTGTATGCGCGGGCGAAGCCGCCCTGCACCGAGAACCGTGGGCGGCCCTTCCCACGCGGCAGGCCCGGCACCGTGAACGAGATGACGTGTTCCATCGCGCGCAGCGTACCGGCGCCGGCGGTGCCGCGCCACCTTGCCAGAGCCACATTTGGCCGGTCTGGCAAGCCGACTCGGGAAAGAAGTCCTGGGCGCTGTCGTCTTCTTGCGCTATGGTGCCGGCGATGCCCGACAGCATCTCACCAGTAATGGCCTCGTACACCAAGCTGTCGGGCTTTGTCGTGTGCGGGGCTGTTACTGTTGAGATGCTATGAGGGACGGATACATCCTCCTGCACCGGCAAGGCATCACGCCCGAGGAGTGGAAAACGCCGGAGCGTACCTTGGCTTGGATCGACCTGCTCACGCTGACGAACTTCGAGAATGGAATCGTCACCGTCAGCTACGGCTTTCTGGCCAACCGTTGGCGTGTTGGGAAGAGCACGGTGTTCAAGTGGATGGCTTACTGGATGAAAGAAGACCAGATCACAAAAGTTGGTGAACGCACAAGTGAACGGCAAGGTGAACGATGGAGTGAACGAAAAGGTGAACGGTATTTTGTTGTAAACTATGCCAAATACCAGAGGCAGGGTGAACGGGTTGGTGAACGCAAAGGTGAACGGCAAGGTGAACGCAAAGGTGAACCAATGAATAAAGACATGAGTAGCAAGTCACCAGAACCAAATCACACGAACACCGGGGGCATCGATTTCGAAATCGAACGAGAACTCGCCCGATACGAGGGAGTGGGAAACCCGAAGGCCTACGTCGCCTCACTCCGCCGCCGGGCCCGCCCGCAGGCGGTCGCCAAGGCCTGGTCGGAGTGGCGCAGGGGCAACGGAATCGACAGTCCGTCAAGTTTCTATTCCCGATGTATTCACTGGGAGAAGGAGTTGGCGAAGGGCGGCGAGCAGGCGTAGCATCCGCGCCGGCGCGCGACGGTGTCGGGGGTCGTAGTCCCTGCCGGGAAAACGGAACGCGCTAAGGTCTGCCCACACCGTTCCTCCGGCATCGCGCCCGGCTCCGGGCGGGTGGCTGACCTTCACGTGGCGAGCGGTCAGCGGAATTTCCGCCCACCATGTCCGATTCCCTTGCCAGGCGCCGGGGGCGGGTGTACCGTCCGGGCCATGAAGCATATCTCCATTGCCCAGGAGGCGATTGCCTTTCTTTGGGCCATCGCCAACGAACACCCGGTCAAGGTTCTGGACGACGCCAAGAACCTGAAAGACGTCTTCGAAGACCTGACGCCGGCCAAGGGCGTCTACGACCGCGCTGCCAAGAAAATCCAGAAGAAGTACCGCGTCCCCGCCGTGTTCCGCGACCCCCAGGGCAACGAGCGCGACCAGTTCAAAATCCCGCTGGAAAAGCTGGAGGAGTACGAGACCGAGTTGGCCGTGGAGGCCAACAGGCGCGTGTCGGTCTACCTGCGCCCGCACACCTTCGACATGCTACAGTCGATCTTCACCGGCCTGTTCGAGCGTGAGGACGTGAAGGCCAAGGGCGTCAGCGGCGACCTGCAAATGAAGTACATCGCCGAGGTGTCGCGCGCCTTCGATCCGGCCAACGTGGCCGAGGTGACAACGGAGCAGGCGCAGAATGCCAAGGACGACCAAGTGAAGGCCGCGCACGAGCAGCCGGAAGTACCCGCCGCGTAATGCCAGACACCCCGCCGGCGTCGGCTGATCCGGCCGCCAGGCTCTTGCGGGACGCGGAGCAGGAGAAGATGGACAAGGAAGACGCAGAGGTGCGCCGTAAGGTGCTGACCGAGCTTGTCGAGCCGTTCGCACGTCTGTGCAAGAAAAAGCCGGATTACAAGGACATGGAGACCGAGAAGGTGGCCTACGCCTTCTACATGCTCCAGCCGAAGGGGCAGCGGCCGACCCAGGAACAGATGGCGCGCGTTCTCGGCCGCGACCCCGCCACACTCTGGCGCTGGCGCCACGACCAGGACTTCATCGACTTCCGCTACGACCTGATGCTGGTCGTCTTCCGCGAGCAGACGCCGGACATCCTGGCGAACATCGCTGAGGCGGCCCAGACCAGCGTTGCCGTGGCCAACCCGGTGCCGGCCGCGAAGCTGTGGTTGCAGGTCATCGAGCAGTTCAAGGAGACGCACAAGGTGGAGACGGACAAGCCGGTGGCCGTGTTCGGCTTCCCGGCCTCGCAGTTCATGAAGCCCGAGGAGGAGCAGAAGCCGCGCGAGAGCGTGGCGGAGAAGCACGGAAAGCAGCTTGGGGAGGTGCTGGGCAAGGGTGCCGCTGACTGTCCCGTCATCCCGCAGATCGCGCCCACCTACGGAGATGGCCAAGCCTAGCGGCACCGTCCAAATCCCGGCCTATCAGGTCATCCAGCCCAAGCAGTGGGAGTTCATGCAGTGCCCCGCTCGCTTCCGCCTGTACGGCGGGGCCAAGGGCGGCGGCAAGAGCCACGCCATGCGAATGGAGTGCGTCCGCCAGGCGCTGTCGGCGCCCAACGTGCGCGGCCTGGCGCTGCGCCGCACGTTCCCGGAGATCGAGGAGAACATGGTGGTCCCCATGCTCTCCGAACTCCCCAAAGGCATCTACGATTACAACGCGACCAAGGGCATTCTGACGTTCCGAAACGGCAGCACCGTCCGCTTCGGCTACTGCCGGAACTTCAAGGACGTGCTGCAATACCAGGGCATCGAATACGACTTCGAGTGCATCGAGGAGCTCACGCACTGGCAGGAGAAGGAGTTCAAGATTCTCAAGACGTCGCTGCGAACGTCGCGGCGCGGCATCGTCCCCAACTTCTTCGGCTCCACCAACCCCGGCGGCGTCGGCCACGCGTGGGTGCGCCGCATATGGATCGACCGCCGGTTCCACAAGTCGGAGAACCCGGCCGACTACGCGTTCATCCCGGCCCGCGTCTACGACAACCGCTTCATCACCGAGAACAACCCGCAGTACCTGCGCGACTTAGAAGACCTGCCGGACAACCAGCGCCGGGCGTACCTGCTGGGCGACTGGGACGTGTTCGAGGGCCAGTACTTCACCGAGTTCAACCGCGACGTCCACGTCGTCCCTCCGTTCATCCCGGTGCGCGGCGTGAAGAAGCGCATCGTCTGCGGAGACTACGGGTTCAAGAAGCCGTCGTGCGTGCTGTGGCTGGCGCTGATGAACGACGACACCGTGGTCTGCTACCGGGAGCTGTACGTGACCGGCCTGCTGTACGACGAGCTGGCGGCGCGCGTGGAGGCGCTGACCACGCAGGACGAGGACATCGATTACGGCGTGTTCGACCCGTCCGTGGTGGAGAAGGAGAACGAGGCGGGCAACACGTTCTCGCAGGCGTTCCGCGACCACGGCGTTTCCGTGTCGCTGGCCAACAACGAGCGCCTGGAAGGCTGGAACGTGGTTCACAAGTTCCTGGCGCCGCGCCCGGACCCCAACGGCGGGCGGCTCACGGCCAGGCTGCGCATCACGAGCAACTGCGCCAACCTGATCCGCACGCTGCCGGAGATGATCCACGACGAGAAGGACGTGGAAGACCTGGACACCGGCCTGGAGGATCACGCCGCCGACGCTCTTCGCTATGGCCTCATGGAGTTTTCTGGTACTCTTGAGTCCATCGACGCGCTGGACCCGGTGAACGAATCGCTCAAGCGACGCAGCGGGTTCACGTCACCGGAACTCAGCAGCCCGGAGGAAAAGGACCGCGAGGACGACGAGCAGAACGAACGGGCATCGCCGAACTTCCTGCGCCAGCAGTGGTAACCCCCGCCCGCCTCATGCCCTCCCCGAACCGCGCAGAGAAAGTCGGCAAAGCCAAGAACAGCAAACCGTCGGCGGGCAAGATCACCAAGTCGTCGGCCGCGCAGATCGCGCCCACCGCCGTAGAACCGTCCGAAGTCCAGCTCAAAGACTTGGTGGCCGATCTCGGCGGCTCCGGCACCATCCTGGTCAACGGCTTCCTCGAGCAGGATTACCTTGCCAAGCTGGCCGGCGTCGCCGGGCTGGACCAGTTCGACCGCATGCGCAAAAGCGACGGCCAGGTGTTCGCCACGCTCTGCGCCATCGAGTACCCCATCCGTGGCACCACGTGGTACATCGACCCGGCCAAGGACAAGCACGGCACGAGCGACGCCCAGGCCGAGGAGGTAGCCGAGTTCGTGGAGAACGCGCTGTTCAAGCGCATGCACCAGACGTGGGACGACACGCTGCGCGAAATCCTCACCATGCTGCCGTTCGGCTTCTCCGTCCACGAGAAGGTCTACGAGATCGACGGCGAACACGTGTGGCTCAAGGCGCTGGAGAGCCGCAAGCAGCGCACGATCCACAAGTGGGAGACCGAGGACGGAGCGCCCGGCGTCACCCAGATACTGCCCTACATGAAGCCCGCCGGGGAGAACCAGGGCAAGAACACGGTGTCGATCCCGGCCGCCAAGCTTCTGGTCTTCACCTTCCGCCGCGAGGGCAGCAACTACCAGGGCGTTTCGGTGCTGCGCTCGGCGTACAAGCACTGGCTGATGAAGGACTCGTTCTACAAGTTCGACGCCGTGCGCCAGGAGCGCATGGCCGTGGGCCTGCCCACGATCAAGATGCCGAAGAACGCGAGCAAGAAGGACATCGCCAAGGCGCAGGCCATCGTGGACGGCATCCGCGTCAACGAGCGCGCCGGGCTGGTGATTCCCTTCGAGTGGGATTTCCTGTTCCCGGACTACAAGGTGGGATCGCTCACCGACCTGTACACGTCGGTGGAGCACCACAACCGCGAGATCGCCAAGAACATCCTGGCGCAGTTCGTGGAGATCGGCGGGCACTCCGGCTCCGGCGGGGCCAAGGCCACCAGCGAGGACCACAGCGCCTTCTTCTACCTGTCGCTCCAGGCCATCGCGCAGCAGATCGCCGACACGTTCAACCGCTACGTCATCCCGGAGCTCGTGGACCTGAACTTCGACGGCGTGGAGCAGTACCCGGAGCTCAAGTTCAAGAAGATAGGCAGCGACAAGTTCGCGCTGGTGGTGGACGCGCTCCAGAAGCTCGTACAGGTCAAAGTGATCGTGCCGGACGACCCGACCGAGAAGCACGTGCGCGACCTGCTGGACCTGCCGCCCAAGGCCGACGACGCGCCGCCGCGCCCCAGCCTGGATCCGCCGCAGGTCGGGCCCGACGGCCAGCCTCTGCCGGGGAAGCCCGGCGCCAAGGACGCGCCGGAGCCGGCCGACACGCCGCAGAAGAAGCCCGACGAGAAGGTGAAGGCCAACGAGCGCTACCGGCGGTTCAGCGCGCTCATCGACAACGGCCTGATACTCCGGCTCCAGAAGGCCGCCGCTTCGCCCGAGGAGGTCGAGAAGCTAAAAAAAAAAGGCTTCAAGTTCAGCGATGACGAGGGCAAGTTCTGGCGCCCGCTGACGTTCGCGGAACGCAAGATCAAGCTGGGCAGCATCCGCGACACCGTGGACGAGTTCGAGACGGCGCTGGACGAGCAGCTTACGCACATCACCGCCATGCAGAAGGCGGACCTGCTGCATCAGGTGAAGCAGGCGGTGGCGAACAACGACATCAAGGCCGTCGGCCGCATCGAGGCCCAGTACGGCGGCGAGATGGCCAGGGCGCTCACCGACGTTCGCAAGGAGATGTTCGAGCGCGGCAAGAAGGCGGCCGCCAACGAACTCGGCGTCCGCGTGCCGGCAACCAGCGCCGAGGTGCGCGGGGCAATGCGGGTGCAGAACGACGCCATGGTGGACAAGTTCGGCCAGGACTTGGAACACGCCGTGCAGAGCAGCGTGACGCAGCTGACGAGCAAGAGCGCCGGCCGGATCAGCGACACCGATGTCGCCGACGCGCTGGAGTCCGCCGCCAGCGCCATTGACGACGTGATGGCCGACACGGCCACCATGCGCACGCTGTCTGTCATGGGCGCGTTCAACCTTGGCCGCGCCACCGTGTTCGAGCGCTACCCCGAGCGCGTGCACGCCATGCAGTACAGCGCCATCCTGGACAACGCCACGTGCGACTACTGCCTGTCCATGGACGGCCGGGTGATGGAGCCCGCCGTGGCCCTGGCCCGCTACCAGCCTCCGGGGCACTGGGAATGCCGCTGCCTGTTGGTGGAAATCCTGATGGATGAGGAGTTCAAGCCCGAGATTGAGGATGTGCCGGACAGCATCCCGACCATCGGGACGCTCCAAGAGTACGAGGACATCGACGTGCCGGAAATCAAGGAAGGGAGCGCGGCCGCGCGCGTGTTCCGCCGCGAGCTGGAGGAGCGCCGCGCCAAGGTGGAGGAGTACCGGGCGGCCGGCACGCACCCGCAGCGCATCGAGCAGCACCTGGCCCGCATCGCCGACCTGGAGGACGCCCTTGACTTTGGCGAGTTGAAGGAACGCTTGTCTGCTTCCGGCATTCATTTCCAACCTGACGCATGAACGACTACGAGTATGAGCATCCGCAGGAGTCCGGCGATGAAATGCCTGATGGCAAGCCAGCCAAAGTCATGGCCATGATCGGAATTCCTTTGGTGCTCGCTTTCGCGGTAGCGGCTGCTTTCGCCATGTTCCGATGAGCCAGCCACAGCGCCGCGCGCAGGTGACGATCTACACGGACGACACGTTCAAGGTGGATTGGCAGTTCCAGGGAGACCCGGTGCTGACTACGGCGCTCATCGGCTCGATGGAGAGCGTGAAGCTGCTGCTGCTCAAGCACATCATCACCGCCGCACCGGGCCAGCCGCCGGCGGCGCAGACGAAGGTGGAAGTCGCGCCGGAGAGGCAACCCGTGTATACTGGCGAGCAATCACTGCCGCGCGACCGGGCCATCGAGGCCTACGAGTACGCCAAGCAGGCGATGGAACTCCGGCTCGAAAAGATCAGAAACGCGCCGCCCGACCAGACCTTCCTCGTAGACCACTCTCTCCTCTCCAAGCTATGAAGCACTTCACGCCCGCACTGTTCGCAGAAGCAGTCGGCGTTTCCGAAGACCTTGCCAGGAAGGTGCTGGGGATGGTCTACGCCAAGAAACTCACCGCCGAGGACTTCAACAGCGTTCTGTGGAGGATTCGGGAGCAGTTCATCCGCGAGCGGTTGTGGCCGGAAGTCGAGCGGATGAAGGACGCCGATCTTGAGGCCGTCATCGACGGACTGATCGCCGACCGCGCCAAGTGGTGCGGCGGAGTACCCGAGTGCGTGTCGTGTGCGGAAACCCCGGAGGCGTTGGCAACCGCGCTCGCTGACCGCCCGGCTGGCGCGTGGTTCTTCACCGAGTTCGGCGAGAAGGGCAAGACCTACGCGGCGGGCGACACCATCGAAATCCAGATCATGCGGGTGGGCAAGTGGGAGCACCCGGAGTACGGCGACGTGGAGGTGACGCGCCAGACGCTCAAGGAGGTGAAGAAGAATTTCGACGACAAGGTGCGCGGCATCGACCTGGCCGTGGACGAGAACCACGAGGAGGACCACAAGGCGCTGGCGTGGTACACCGAACTGTTCTTCAAGGACGGCGACAGGGACCGCCTGTTCGCCAGGATGTCGCTGACCAAGCTCGGCGCCGACAAGGTGAACAACGGGGAGTACAGGTATTTCAGCCCGGAGATCGCGTTCCGGTATACGGACGCGGAGACCGGCACCGAACATCGCAATGTCCTCATCGGAGGCGGACTAACCAACCGGCCATTCTTCAAGGGCATGCAGCCCTTGCAGATGTCGGAGGGACCGGCCCCCGGCGAGCCATCGAACCAGGCTTTATTTTTTTCCGATTCTCAACACATGGGTAAGTTTTTGAAGCTCATGGAAAAGTTTGCGGAGCAGAAGACCCTCTCCAAGAACGACGTCCAGGAGCTGGAACAGGCCTACGCGGAGCTGCCGGAGGCGGACCACAACGCCAAGCTGGACGCCGCCGTGGAGGAGATGAAGGCCAAGTCCGACGAGGGCGAAGCGCCGGAAGGCGACAAGCCCAAAGACGACAAGCCCGCCGACAATCCCGGCGGCACCGAAGGCGACAAGCCCGTCGCCGCCGCCGAAGGCGATGACGACGAGGAAGACGAGGAAGAGGAGCCGGCCGACGACGAAGAGAAGCCGGCCGCCATGTCCGAAGTCTTTAACGAAGTCAAGCAGGACAAGGACGGTAACTTCGTCTTCTCCGCCGACGACATGGAGAAGGTGAAGAAGGCGCTGACCGCCTCCGAGCGCGAGGCCGCCAAGGCCAAGCAGTCGCTGCGGTTCAGCGAGACCAAGCGCGCCCTGCGCAAGCTCCAGTTCAGCGACAAGAACGCCGCCGGTGTCTTGCTACCCAAGGACGTGAAGCCCATCGCCAAGTTCGCCTGTCAGCTCTCCGAGCCGATGGCGAAGCAGTTCATGGACATTATCAAGAACCTCAAGCGCGCGCCCGACTTGAAAAAGAAGGGCAGCGGCGATGACGTGGAAACCGGCGTCTTCAACGAGGCCACCCGCGAGAGCAACGAGCACTACCAGTTCTACCGCGAGAAGATGCACATGGACGACAAGGCCGCCACTGCGGCCACCAAGCGCTACTACGCGAGCCTCAAGAAGTAGCGGCGCGCGACGAGACCCTTTCTATTTCCTTTCACCATTAGCAAATGGCCATCCTCACTTCCGCCCTCGAAACGGCGCGGAAAGACGGCATCCTCGGCACCCTGCCGGTGATGACCGCGACGAAGATTCTCAAGGGCGCTGCGGTGTACACCAAGCAGTCGGGAGCGAACGCGGGCTACGCGTTCACCCCGGACGGCGTGGTCAACACCCTGGCGTTCGGCGACCGCTTCGAAGGCATCGCCACCGAGACGGTGGACAACACGGCGGTCGGCAACCCGACCGGCTACGGCACGAACGGCTCCCTGAACGTCAACGTCATGAAGTCGGGCTCGTTCCTGCTGCCCTGCACGGACACCCTGACCGCAGCCAAGACCGGCATGTCGGTCTTCCAGGACAACAACGGCAAGGACGGCACGACCACGATCACGCCGGCCTTCGCGTACCTCGGCTGCAAGATCGGCGTGCTCGATGAGTTCGTCAGCGCCGGAAGCGCTTACGTCCGCATCGACTCCGCCGTCGGCAACACCGTCGCCCCCGGCGGTCTGCCCAGCGACAAGATTCTGCGCGCCACCTACGACTTCGCCGTCCACGGCGGGGCCGTCGGCTCGATCAGCCTCCCCTTGACGGTGCCTTCGGGCGTGATCGTCTCGGACGGCATGCTCGACGTCATCACCGCGCCGACGTCGGGCGGTTCCGCTACCGTCGCCGTGCAGCTCAACGCCGCCGACGACATCGTGGCCGCCGCCGCGATCTCGGGCGCCCCGTGGAGCACCACCGGGCTCAAGAACATCGTCCCGGTCGGCACCGCCGCCACCGCCGTGAAGACGACCGCCAGCCGCACGCTGACCGCCGTTGTCGGCACCGCCGCGCTCACCGCCGGCAAGTTCGACGTCTACCTGCGCGTGCTCTAGCCGCGCCGCACGACGAACGCCTTTCTACTTCACTTCCACCTTTCAGATAATGGGTATCACCAAGTCCGACGTACCGTACCTGATGACTGCGGGCCTCCAAGAGGTCTTCATGCAGGGGTACACGCAGTACGTCGCCGGCATCTGGCAGGAGTGCTGCACGCCTATCGACTCCAACAAGAACGAGGAGACGTACGACTGGCTCGGCTCAACTCCCACCATGCGCGAGTGGCTCAACGAGCGCGCTCCCAAGGGGATGCTGGAACACAACTTCAAGCTCAAGAACAAGCACTTCGAGGCTTCCATCGAAGTGGACCGCAACACGCTGGACGACGACCTGTACGGCCAGATCAAGCAGCGCGTCATGCAGCTCGGCCAGGAGGCCGCCCGCTACAAGGACGTGTACTTCACGACCCTGCTGGAGGCCGGCACGTCCAACCTGTGCTACGACGGACAGCCGTTCTTCTCCACCACGCACAGCGAAGGCAACTCGGGCACGCAGAGCAACGCCCCGGCCGCTTCGTCCACGTACAACATCACGCAGGCCAACCTTCCGTCCGTGATCGCCAAGGTGATCACGGCCATGCGCCTGTTCAAGGACGACCAGGGCAAGATCGCCGGCGCGGGCACCACGCACATCATGGTCCACCCGGCCAACGAGTTCGACGCCCGCTACGTGCTGGACCCGTCGGTCATCGCCCAGGCCACCGGATCGACCGTGGCGACCGTGCTCTTCAAGGGCCGCCTCAAGATCATCGTCAACCCGTACATGACGCTGGCGGACGCCGCCAACATCCAGTACGGCCCGTACTTCTTCTTCGATCTCGGGCAGCCGACCAAGCCGTTCATCTTCCAGAAGCGGAAGGACGCGGAATTCGTGTCGCTGGACAAGCCCGACTCCCAGGAGAACTTCATGCGCCGCCGCCTCATCTACGGCGTGGACGAGCGCTACAACATGGGCTACGGAAACTGGCGGTACGCGTACCGCTGCCAGGGCGACGCCTAATCGAGTTGAGATCATGGGGGGACGGTGCTACCGTTCCCCCGCATAGCCTCTTCCCCTCAAGCCATGGAAAAGCAGCGCATCGTCGTCTGTGTCCGCCCCGACCACCCGTCCAGGCAGTACATCGTCGCCGGGTACAAGATCACGCCGACGTTCCAGATGGTGGAGGACAAGCCCGAGGTCATCAAGCAGCTGGAGGACGACGCGTATCTCGTGAAGGCGCCGCACGGCTCGCGCGCGTGGTGCGAGGCCTGCGGCATCGAGTTCTGCGAACGGGAGCTTGCCAAGCTGGGCCTGGACGTACACGGCCAGCCGCTGCCGAAGCCGCAGGAGAAGCCCGATTTGAAGCCCAACGCGGCCGAGAAGGAGGGAACGCAGACGGGCACGGCCGGCACCCCAGCGTCCGCCGCCGAGACCACCCAGAGCGGCACCGCAGGCACGCCTGGCAAATCTGGTACCGCCTCCCTCGATGACAAGGCCGGACCCGCCTGGCTGCCTTCCGGCTTGAAGGTCACTGATACCGCCAAGAAGTAGGCATGGCCAACTACTCCACCGTAGCGCGCGTCCGCACCGAGGCCGGCTTCGACGGGAACGCCAACGTCACCGACGCGTACATCCAGGCGTATCTCGACCAGGCCACGAACATCGTGAACGGCAAGGTCTTTTTCCGGTACGCGCCGTCCACGTTCACCGCGAACTTCTCGGGCTCCCAGGCCGAGGCCACGCTCCAGCGCTGCGAGGAACTGCTGGCCGCCGGCTACTTGCTGGCCAAGGAGTACGGCGCCGAGAACGTGGGGGAGAAGAGCGGCAAGGAGAAGATCAAGATGGCGATGGACCTGCTGTGCATGATCGCCGACGGGGACATGCTCCTGCTGGACAGCAACGGCGCGATCTACGCCCAGCAGGCCAGCAACCCCAGCGTGGACGGGCCGGTGCTGAACATGCCCGCCTACGACCAGGACGCGCCGACCGTCGCGGGCGCCGAGCCGTCCGACCGCAAGTTCTCCGTGGACGACACGTTCTAGCGTATACTGGCCGCGTGCCGCAGGTCACGTTCTCCGTCAACGGCCACGTCCAGGTGAGCCGCAACCTGCGTCTGACCGCCGACCGCATTCAGCATCTTGCGCCGTTCTTCCGCGATGCCATCGGGCTCATCGAGGCCCGGACCAACCAGATTTTCGCCGACCAGGGCAGAAGCGTCGAGAAGGCCAACACGTGGGCGCCGCTGGCACCGTCCACGCTCAAGGCCCGCGAAAGGGGATGGGGCTACTACAAGAACACCCCGAATAACCCGTCGGTGCTGCGCTGGACGGGCGCGATGCAGGAAGCCCGGGTGAAGAACGTGAACGACAGCTTCGGACAACTCCAGTTCACGGACCCCAAGGCGGCGTGGCACCAGGAGGGCAACGGCGGACGACCGCCGCGCCGCGTCATCATCGACATCGACAACCCTACGGCCGCCGAGATCGTGCGGCTCCTCCAGGCATTCATCATGCAGACGCAGGGCGTGTTTGGAAGGCAGTTGTAGGACGCCGCGCGGAAGCGTGGTACAATCCCGCCAACATATCGGCTCGTCCCCCTTCTTGCTTTCCTTTCTTCCTTCCGGGGCATGAACAATGTGATAGAAGCTGTCGTCCAGCTTCTCACGGCAGCAAAGGCAAACGGCAGCTCACCGCTCAACACGGTGAAGTCCATATGGTGGGGCGACCCGGTCATGATCGGCGAGAGCGACCAGCCCGCCCTCGTCGTCCACCCCGTGTCCACGGAGTACGCCCGGCGCGGCACCCAGTACGACCAGAAGCGTCACACGGTGGAAATCCGGCTCGTGTACAACGTGAAGACCTTCGTTGGCCGCAGCGCCAGCAACCCGTACAAGGTGTTTTCGGTGGCCGACGCCATCGACAAGGTGGAGCTCCTGGTGTCGCAGTCCGGCACGTCCGTGCTGTCCGTCTGCGGCGTCATCCAGAGCAACCCGACGCTGCCGTACACGCCGGAGGGCGGCGATCCCACGGTGGCTGCCCAGGACGCTCGCGTCACCCGCGTGAACTACGTCTTCAACTCCGCACGCGGATTCCCCACCTTCGAGATCATCGTGACCATGGAAGCCACGGTCATCGGCGACCGCTCTTAATCACTTCCCAAACCATTCAATGAAGAAAGTCAAGAACATCAGCGGCGACCCCCAGACGTTCAGCAACTTCGCCCCGTTCGCCCCCGGAGAGGAGCGCGACGTCACGGAGGCCGAGGCCGCCGAACTCCTCATGTCCAAGGCGATGGCCGAGGTGACGGCCGCGCCGGCACCCGCCGCCAGGAAGGAACGTTTCAAGGCCGTTGAGGCCGAATGACACCAGCGACTCTTTCTATCCACATTCCTCTAACCCATGGCCATTACCCGCATCGGATACCTCGCCAAGAAGCGCGAGTCCACCCAGGGCGTCGCCGTCGTGCCCACCCACTTCCTCCGCTTCAAGAGCGGCGACATGATCGTCAAGCAGGACGTGATCGTCAACAACCCCATCCAGAACAACCGCGCCAAGGCGCTCAACGTCGTGAAGGGAAAGCAGACCATCGAGGGCGGCTACACGCTCGACCTGGACGCCAACGAGTGCGTGCAGTGGATCGCCGACGCGCTGGGAACCCTCTCCACGTCGGACATCAGCAGCGGGACCGACGCCAGCGTCTACCAGCACACGATCACCCCGGCCACCACCATCCCGTCGTTCACCCTGGAGCAGGCCAAGGGGCCGCTGACCGACACCAGCAACAACGGCCAGAACCGACTCGTGGAGCGCTCCTTCGGCTGCATCGTGGACGGCTTCACCATCTCGGGCAAGGACAACATCATCGAGATGGACGTCAAGGTGAAGGCGATGGGGCAGTTCCGCGAAAGCCTGCTCACGGCGAACGCCAACGCCGGATCGACCGTGAAGCTGTACCTGACGTCGGTGGAAGGGCTGGTGGCCAGCACCGACACGGTGAACATCTACGACACGACGCCGCAGAACGAGACCGACGCCATCGCCGCGATCACCGCCGCCGACCCGTCCATCACCATCGGCACGCTGGGCAACAGCTACACGGTCGCCAACGGCGCCAAGGTGGAGCTGGTCCCGCAGACCCCCTCGTATTCCGTCCCGGCGCAGCTGTTCAGCTTCGGCCACGCGCAAATCCAGTTCGGAGCCGACCTGTCGGCGGCCGCCAGCGCCTCGTACGAGAACATCGAGAACTGGGACTTCGAGTTCAGCAACAACGCCAAGGAGATGTACGGCACGGCCCAGGCCGCCGGCCACTTCGGCCCCAACGTGCTGTCCCCGCTGGCGTACTCGTGCACGCTCAAGTACACGCGCTACTTCACCGACGTGAAGGACCGCGACGCCTTCATGAACATTACCCGCCGGGCCGCCATCCTCACGATCAACAACGGCGTGCGCATCTCGGCCACCGACACCAACGCCGCCAAGTATCAGGTGAAGATCAACCTGTCCGACCTGCGCATCACGACGCACGAGATGCCGACCGGCACCGACGAACTCTATGCCGTGACGGTGGAGTGCGAGGCGTTCTACGACGCGAGCGACGCGCGCGCGGTCCAGTTCGTCGTCCAGAACGCCAGCGCCGGCACCGTCTACACCGCGTAGGAACGCCGGATTGGCGTCTTACTTACTTCCTTCCTTTCATTCTCCGTATGAGCAACCCCATCGTTTCCATCGGCCGGGACACCGTAGAAGCATCGTTGTTTGACACCAAGGGCGGAGTGGTGACGCTCTACAAATCTCTCACGGGCGCGGATCAATCGGCCATCGCTTCGAAGTATGAGGGCAAAAAGGGCGCGGCCAACAGCTTCGACCAGGCCATCGACACGATTGTCGCCTGTTTCGTGAAATGGAATATCGGCCAGGACGGTCAGGTGCTTCCTTGCACGCCCGACGTTCTCAAGCGGTTCACCCAGCGCGACCTTCTGGCCATGTTGCAGGCGTGCACGGGCGCCTTGATTCTCGATGAGCAGGGGAACTTGCTCTCGAAGGAAGACGCGCAAAAAAAAGGCTTGAGCGCTTGATGCAGAAGCACGCCCTCTGGGTTTCCTGTAGCTCGGGGGGCAGCGTGGAGACATCCACGCCGCTCAAGCGCGAGGCCGTGGACCGTTGGAACTACCTGGCATTCATAGAACGATTCGGCTGGATTCCCCCGTGGGAATACGTTCTCCTCCCCATCGATCTCAAGCAGGACATGATCGTCATCGCGGGCATCCGCGACTCCAAGCAGCAGTCTTCCACCCCCCCCAAGCCATGACGAGCGAACAAGTCACCGTTGAGATCAACGCCGACGACAACGCGTCTGGCAAGCTCAGTGACGTGGCCGACAACGCCGAGGGCATGGGGGCGCGCGTTGAGTCCGCTCTCAAGGGCGCGGAGGACGCGTCCAAGAAGTTCGCGCTGGCGCTGGGCGTCGCCGCCACGGCGGCCCTCGCCCTTGGCTTCAATGCGCTGCAAGAGTTCAACCAGGCCGAGCAGGTCGGCGCACGCCTTGAGCAGCTGATTTTCAACCAGGAGGGTGCGACTGCCGCGCATGTGCAGGCGCTCTACGACCAGGCTGCCGCGATGCAGAAAGTTACCACATATGGTGACGATCTCATTCTAATGGCTCAATCGCAGTTCGCCACGTTCGACATCTCGTCCGAGAGCATTCAAAAACTGATCCCCGGCTTCCTCGACATGGCGGCAGCCGAGAAAGGTGCCGCGATTTCGATGGAGGAAATGAAGCAGCTGTCGCAGGGCTTCGGAAAAGCCCTCGTCGGCCAGGCCGACGCGCTCATCAAGCAGGGATTCATCTTCACCGACCTACAGAAGCAGATTCTCAAGACGGGCACGGAGCAAGAAAAGGTGGCCGTGATCACCGAGGTTCTCGGCCGCACGTATGACGGCATGGCCGAAACCCTCCGCAACACGTTCCAAGGGCAGGTGGAAGTCGCCAAAAACACCATGAGTGACTTCATGGAGATTATCGGATCCACGATCGCGGACGTGTTGTGGCCAGCCATTCATGGCTTCAACCGATGGACGGACAGCATCGGCGGCGCGGACGGCATGATGCGCAGGTTCGTGGAGATCATCAAGACGGTGCAACCGTACTGGTTCCTCATCGCCGGGGCCATCGTCGGCGCGCTCATACCCGCCCTCTACGGCATGCTGGCGGCCACCAGCGCGAACGTCGTGGCGCTCGCACCGTTCATCGCGGCCGGCGCGGCCGTCGCTGCCGTCGCGTACTTGATCTACCAGGCGTATGAAACGAACTTCCTTGGGTTCCAGGGCATCGTGACATCCGTAATAAACGCCATGATGCCGGTCGTTCAAAGCCTGTTGGATTTCTGGACCCTCTTCACGATGGGGCTTACCCAGGCGTTCAACGACTTGAAGTTCGCGTGGGAAACAGCCATGTTCGGAATCCAAGCGACGGCGACGGCCGTGTGGAACGGGATTCAGCTTTTCCTTTCGGGCGTGCTGAATGTGATGAAGGGGCTGTTCAAGGTCGCCCTTGGCGTCATCACGCTGAACTGGCAGACGGCTTGGGAAGGCCTGAACCTTATCGCCATCGGTTCCTTCGAACTCATCACGCTCGGAATCCGGGCGTTCTGGGACGGCGTCAACGCACTGTGGAAGCTCGGGTCGGATGCCGTCGCCAGCGGATGGGGCTCCATGATGGACGGCATAGCGAGCGTCGCGGCGCGGGTCTGGGAAGGCATCAAGCAGACGTTCAAGGACGGCATCAACGCCATCATCCGGTTCGTGAACGGATTCATCGAAACCTACAACGCGGCGCTGGACAAGGTGCCTGGCGGGCGGAACTTGAAGCTCCCGACTTTCACGCCGCTGGCGGAAGGCGGCATCGTCACGCGCCCGACCTTCGCGCTGATCGGCGAGGCCGGTCCCGAGGCCGTCGTTCCGCTCAAGAAGGGCGGGGCGGCCGGGGTCGGCACCACGATCATCTTGCAGGGCAACAGCTTCTATGGAAACGCCGACGAGTCGTTCGCCCAGCAGATCGGCGACACGCTGGTCAAAATGCTCCAGCCGCATCTCTCCTACGCGTCCGCTTAATGCTCCTGGTCTTCGCCAACTCCACGGACATTTCCGCCTCCGTGCAGGAGTCCTCCTTCAAGCTGACGGAGCAGTTGCAGAGCCGGCGGGACACCGCGAGCTTCACCACGCTCCAGCAGGCCGTCACCTACGGCCAGGTGGTGACCGTCTACGAGGGCTTGCAGCTCACCCAGCCGGCCGCGTCGGGCCAGCCGGTCCTCAACGTGGCCGACACGTACCCGCAGACCAACAAGATAGCCGCCGGCGTCCGGCTCCTCGTCGGCATCGGCGGGGCGGACCAGGCGACGTACACGGTCCTCTCCGTCGATCACGCCGCGAAGACGGTGACGCTGACGGCCAACCTGGCGGCGACGTTCGCCACCACCGCCAGGATCGGCAAGCTGCACGACGACGGCGAGCCGCTGTTCGCCGGCATTTGCATCAAGTGCCCGGAAACCGAGATCGGCTACACCGGAACGTTCACGTACAACGTCCAGTGCGCCGACCTGTCGCTGCTGTTCGACGCCAAGCAGGTGGTGATGAACTTCCTGAACCAGTACGCGCGGGAGATCGTGGGCCGCATCGTCTACTTCTTCTGCCCGCCCGACACGTCCTACAACGTAGACCTGTTCGATGCAGCATGGACCCACGGCGGCGTGGGCCTGGCCATGAGCGACAACGCAGACCGCATCCAGGGCAGCTACTCGCAGGCCGCCGGCACGTCCGGCGCCGGGGTCGCCACCTGGACGAAGACGGTGACGTCCGTGGACCTGCGCGCGTACTCCAAGCTGCGGTTCTGGTGGAAGCTGGCCGCCGGGTTCGGCAACGTCGTCACCGCGCTCAAGCTGCGGATCGGGCAGGACGCCAGCAACTACTACGAGTTCGACATCGCCAACATCGGCGGCGACTTCTCCGACTGCTGGAACTACGAGAGCGTGACGCTGGACAGCCCCTCCGCCGCCGCCGGATCGCCGACCCTCGACGGCGTGACGTGGTTGCAGCTCTCGGTGACGGCAACCGCCGCGATGGCGTCCCCGGCGCTCTCCTTCGACCACATGCACGCCACCACCGGCGGCTTCACGCTCCAGAACTGCGTGCGCGGGCCGGTGAAGTTCGATGACCTGCGCGTGAGTTACCGCCGCCCCACCGACGTGATCGACGACCTGGCCAAGCGGCTGTCCGACGTCTGGTACATCGACTACAACCGCGACGTGCACCTCTCGCCGCAGCAGGCCGGGACCGCGCCGTTCAGCCTGGACAACACGCCGGGCAGCGCCACCAGCAATTACGGGAACCTCAAGATCGACCCCGACATCACGCACCTGCTCAACCGCATCGTCGTGCTCGGCGGCGAGGCACCGGACGCCAACCTGTACACGCAAACCATCGTGGCCGACGGCGAGCAGTCGTCGTTCACGCTGGACTACAAGATGAAGACGCTGTCCATGACCATCGACGGCACGCCGCAGACGCTCGGCGAGGAGAACCTCGTTGATCCCGACACGGTGCAGTACCTCTCCAACTTCCAGGAGAAAGTGGTCCGCACGTCCACGGCCGGCACGCCTACCGAAGGCCAAGTCGTCGTCTTCACGGGGTTCCCGTACAAGCCCATCCGCGTGCGGGCGCAGGACAACGCTTCCATCGCGCTCATGAAGTCCCTGGTGGGCGGGGACGGCATCTTCGACGGCGCGCCGATCAGCGACGCCTCCATCGGCTCCTTCGAGGACGCCCTGATCCGCGCGCGGGCGGAGCTGGCGCAGTACGCCAACGCCGTGCTGACCGCCACGTTCGAGACCGACCACGACGGGCTGCACGCCGGCCAGGTCATCCGCATCACCGACGTGAACCGTGGCATCGACCAGGACTTCCTCATCCAGCGCGTCCAGTACAAGCAGCGATACCGGGACCGCTTCCACTACGCCGTCACCGCCGCGTCCGTCATGTACGGCGTCATCGAGTTCTTCCAGATGCTCGTCCGGCGCGCGCAGTCGGTGGACCTGAAACCGTCGGACTTCCTGGAAATCATCCTGAACGTGGACGAGACGGTCACGGTAGCCGACGCCGCCACGTATTCCAAGAAAAGCAAGACCTTCACGGCCGCGCTCGTGGACTCCCGGCGCATCCGGTTCGAAGGCCTCGCCGGTTCGGCGAGCTCCACCGGGATCATCGGCGCCAACGACGCGCTTTACGGAATCCCCAGACGCTTCACCAACTGGTACGCCGCGTTCGCGGGCGGCGAGACCGGCACCATCCAATTCGCCTCGTCGGAGTACAACAACGACGCCGAGCTGCGCATCACCGCCGCCGGCGGGGGCAGCGGCAAAGAGGCCAAGGCCACCCTGCTGTTCTACCTGCCGGCCTACGCCAGCACCGCGTACACCATCGGCGTGTGGCTCAAGGTCGCGGCCGCGCTCACCAACGTGGGAACCGGGGGCGGCGCGCGCGTGCTGGTGAAGGAGTACTCCGTGGCGCGGGGCGGCACCGCCCTGGTCACGAACACCCTCTTCTCGGGCGTCACCGCCAAGCAGGATTTCGCCTGGCGGCAGGCCGCGTTCACCACCGGGGCCAGCACCGCGTACATCGGCATCGAACTGTCGCTGTACCAGGCGGCCGGGACCATCGCGTTCTCTGATATACTGGTCGCGCCGACGGTGGCCGAGAGCCAGAGCAACCCGGCCGTCGCATCCTTCTCCTCCGCAGCATGAAGCAGGCCGCACAGCTCGCCGTCCGCGAGAACTATTCCTTCATCCGCGCCACCGAAGACCAGATCGTTGAGTTCCTGACCATGCAGTCGTGGGCGGAGCGAGTCAAGATCGCCGAGGAGGAAATCCGCCGGTCCTTCCGCGAGGGCGGCTACGCTTTGAAGGCGTGGCTGCACATGACGGCCAAGGGCATGACCAACTTCCCGGCAGAGCGGTACAGCAACTTGGTCCCCAGCCAACTCCGTAACTCCCTGGCCACGCTCATCTCGGGAACGACCGTCACGCCGACCTTCAAGGCCAACTACTTCGCGCTGGGGACCGGCAGCGCCGCACCCGCCAACTCGGACATGATGCTCCAGTCGGAAACCCTGCGCGCGCAATTCACCAACCGCTTCGCCGAGAGCAACGTCGCGTACCTGAACGTGTACTTCGGCAACGCCCAGGTGGGCGGCAACACCTACCTGGAAGCCGGCATCTTCGTGGACGGCAGCGGCAGCGCCAACAGCGGCTACCTGCTGTCCCACGCCGCCATCAACCAGGCCATCGGGCCGAACGAGACATTGACCGTCAACTGTTCCATCACCATCAACTGACATGCCGCGCCAGCATTCATCCACCTGGAACACCGGCGACAACGTGAGCGCCAGCCGGTTGCAGGACATCAACGAAGACCTGGACGACATCTACAGCTTGGGCAACGACCGTGGCCGCATTTGGGAGGCCGCGTCGGGCACGCCGTTAATGATCGACATCGCACCCTTCAACTGGCGCGTCGGCACCACCACCGGCCAGTTCGGCGGCGACACCGACATCGCCTTGACGGATGACGCCACGAACTATGTGGAGATCAAGAGCGACAACACCATCGCCATCAACACGACGACCTGGACGACCGCCAACGGCCGTCTCGGGACCGTGACTTGCGTGGGCGGGGAGATCACCGCCATATCGATTTGGAAGCCCGACGTGGTGGGCGGCGAGCTCGGATCGTCCACGCTGGTCAACGTGGAAACCCTCTCGGGCAACAAGACGCTCACGTCCACCGCCAAGTACTACCAGATTCTGAACCCCAACGGCACCGCCCGCGACGTGACGCTGGAAACCACGAACATGAGCGAGGGCAACCACTTCGTCGTCCGCAACGTGGACGACCGCGTGGCGCTGACCATGAAGCAGTCCTCCACCGTCATCACCACCCTGTACCCCAAACAGACGGGCGTGTTCGTCTTCGACGGCACGAACTGGACCCTGGCGCTCCAGGAGCAGACGGACGAGTCCTACTACGGCGACGGCAGGGACGGCGACGTCACGCTCACCGGGGACGCCACCCTGACGCGGGACATGCACTACATGAATTTGAACCTTTCGACGTTCACGCTGAATACGGCGGGCTACCGCGTGTTCGTGCGCGGCGTCTGCTCGGGCAGCGGCAAGATCAAGGCGCCGACGGGGGGCAACGGCGGAAACGGCGGCAACGGATCGAACTCCACGGGCGGCACCGCCGGGACCGCCGGGACTGCGGCGGCCGGAGTGACCGTGACGCCGGGCCAGGCGGGCGTGGCCGGAGGCGCGGGAGCGAGCGGGCTGAACAACGGCAACGCCGGGACCGCAGGCCCGTCGAAGTCCAACGCCGTCATCGCCATCACCGGCGCGGCGGGCGGAGCGGGCGGCGACGTGAGCAACCGAACGGGCGGCGCGGGCGGCGCGGCCGGAACGTCCACGATCCACACCGCGCAGATCAGCCCGAAGTTCGCGTACTTCTTCGCCGACATCTCGGGCGGGACGTACACGCGCCTGAACGCCGGGCCCGGATCGGGCGGCGGAGGCGGCGGAGCGGGCAACGCCGCGAACGCGGGAGGCGGAGGCGGCGGCGGCAGCGGCGCGAACGGCGGTAACATCGTGGCTTTCATCTACCGCCTATCGGGCACCTGGAACTTCGAGTCCATCGGCGGCAACGGCGGGAACGGAGGCAACGGGTTCAGCTCCTCGTCGCAGGCCGGCGGCGGAGGCGGCGGCTCCGGCGGAAACGGCGGAGCGGTCCTTCTGGGCTACCGCGACAAGGCTTCGTGGTCCGGCGGGTTCACCCTGACGGCGGGCTCCGGCGGCACCGGAGGAATCGCCGGCGAGGGCGGCGGCTCGGGAAGCCCCGGGGCGAACGGCTCCAGCGGAACGGCGGGCTCCAACGTGCAGATCATCTACTAGCCGGTGCGGGTGCGCGGACAGCCGCCGTCTGGTATACTCGGCGGCATTACCGCATGAACAAGCTGCCTATCCCCTCTGCCGATCTTTACAGCCGTGTGTTCAACCGTGACGGGACGGTCGCGCTGATCGCGCTGATTTCCGTCGTGGCCCTGGTGGTCATCAACGTCCGCTACCTGCACGAAATGCACTCCACGCTCGGCCTGATCCTCGTGGAAGAGCGGCTGCAAACGCGGCTCATGGCGGGCCGAGAAATCGACCTGGGAAACTCCGTATCGTTCACCCTATCCCCTTCGTACCGCACGCAATGATCCTCTGCCCCGTCAAATCGCCGTGCCGCATCACCCAGCACTTCGGCGCGCGGCCGGAGGTGTACAAGCAATTCGGCCTGAGAGGACACAACGGCGTCGATTTCACCGGCGCGCGTCCGGGAGAGCTCGTGCCGGTGTTCTCGCCCTACGACGCCGTGGTCCACGAAGTCGGCGATCAGGGCGACAAGGGGTACGGCAAGTTCGTCCGCCTGCGCACCGCGCCCGACGTGTCCGGCTCGCGGCGCGAAGTGATCCTGGCACACCTTTCCGTGGTCAGCGTCAAGCCCGGCGATGGCGTGCGGCTCGGCGACGCCGTGGGCGTCATGGGCAACACCGGCTTCTCATCCGCCCTGCACCTTCATCTCGGCCTGCGCCGGATCGGCGCGGACGGCAGCGAGATCGACGGCGGGAACGGGTACAGCGGGTACTTCGATTTCGAGCCCTACCTGCTGTTCTGGAAGGGCGGGGACGCCTCCATGGTCACGTACCCGAACGGTTGACATCCCGGCTTTCCGGCGCGCGGTGAAGCTCCGCCGTGATAGAATCGCGGCACCTTTCCCCAAGCCCGAATGATCCGCCTCTGGCAAATCATCAACGGCAAGAAGACGTACATCGTCGGCACCGTCTGCATCGTGTACCTGTGGTCGCAGGTGTGGGCCGGAACCCTGACCGCGCAAGAGGCCTTCGCGGGCACGCTCATCGCGCTGGAAGGCATGGGCCTGCGCCACGCGCTGCCGCCCAAAAACGTCTAGGCGCATGCGCCTGACGCACTGGCCGTTTCCCAACAGACGGCTGGCCGTGATCGTCGCGGCCCAAATCATCGCCTTCCTGCTCTATCTTCCGTTTGCGCCCGTCCGGTGAACGGGTGGATACTGGCCGAGTCATAGCACCCCGCTGTGGCCAGTGATCCTTTACCCCATCGGAGGGCTCTACCCGTGTCCACCAGCAGCAGTCTGGTCGTCCACGCCGGCGCGCGTCACGTTGACCGCGCCGAGTTGGACGCCGTGGCCGCACCGCCGGCCACCAAGACTTGGTTCCCGCTCTCGCACGGCGCCGTTCTGCGCCGCGTCGAGGACGGCCTGAACCAGGCGGGCTTCAACATCCGAACGGTTCGGATGGCCCTGTCACGCGGCAACGCACGGTTCTTCGGGACGCTCGATCTCGAGTCGGCCGTCGCCACGGGCGTCACGCTCGCGGTCGGCGTCCGCAACAGCATCGACAAGTCCCTGCCCATCGCGTTCTGCGCCGGTTCCCGAGTGTTCGTGTGCGACAACCTGGCCTTCCGGTCAGAGATCACCGTCGCGCGCAAGCACACCCGGTTCGGCGAAGTCCGCTTCGGCGAAGCGCTGTCCCGCGCCGTCCAGTCGCTCCACCAGTTCCGCGAAACCGAGGAGGCGCGCGTCCGCCAGTTCCAGCACACGCCGCTCACCGACGAGCGGGCCGAGAGCATCATGCTCCGCGCCTACGACCAGGACATCGTGAGCCACCGCATGCTCCCGCGCGTCCTGGCCGAGTGGCGCACCCCGACGTTCGAGGACTTCGGCGAACGCACGCTCTGGTCGCTGTTCAACGCGTTCACGACCGTTCTGGGCGACGTTTCCAGGTCCAACCCGCAGCGCTTCTCCGCGCTCACCATCGCCCTGCAACACCTGATCGACAAGCAGGGAGTGTTGGCCAATGCGGCGTAAACCCAAGTTCCGGCGTCCGCGCTGGAAGAAAGCGAAGGTGATCCCATGCCACGCAAGAAGAAGGAGACTGCCGTGAGTGAAGAAGTCCCCGTCGCCCTGCCCGTCGAGCAGAACGGCGACACCGTGACGACGAACCCGCCCGACCAGGCCACCGACCAGCCCGCCCACGCCTCCAACGGCAACGGCGGCCGCAGGCCGGTGATCTCGTGGCGGGTGATGAGTGACCGAACCACGTCCATCGAGCTGGCGTGCTGGTCGAACACGTACCGCGCGCAGTCCGGCGAGGAGTACGAACAGCTGACGTTCACCGTCAACCGCTCGTACAAAACCGACGAGGGCTGGCAGCGCCAGGAGAAGCCGTCGTGGCGTGCCCACGACATCCCGGTCCTCATGTTCCTGCTGTCCAAGGCGCACAGCTACGCGCTGGACAACCGCACGACCGTGACGCCCGAAACGCCCTTCTAAGGGGACGGACCCCGCCGCCAGCCGCGAGGCTGACGGACCCCCGGTGTACGACGGTATACCGGGGCTTTTCTGCGAGAATTTTTCTTCACCCGTGTAATCTGTGGAAATCTCGCGCTGCTACTTAAGCAGGAGGGAAAGACATGAGCGACCTGACGAGAGAATACGAGGAGCTGCTTGGCGTTGCCAAGGCCGAGGCCCGCAAGGCGATGGGCGGGCAGCGCGTCGGCATCTACGACGTGGATGACATCGCCCAGGAAATGATGGTGAAGTTCTTTCTGGCCAAGCAGAAGAAGGTTATCGAGCATCCAAAGGCGTTCCTTCACGAGCTGGCGTTTCAGTGCTTCACGGCCGCGCTGCGGCGTGAGAAGCGGCGCGAGATGGAGGACATCACCGGCGACGTGGCGCTGGAGCAGACATGGGAAGACGGGGAGATCGTCACCGAGCGAATCATCCAGCTCGGCGAGTTCGCCAGCAACGGCGTCCAGCGCGGCATCGTCCTGCATGTCTTGTACGGATTCGACGTGAAGGGCACCGACGGACGGAAGCGCATCGCAAGGTGCGCGGGTGTGAGCGACGGGGCTCTGGCCACAGAGTTGTCGCGGCTGAAGGGCAACGCCCTGAAAGGCGTGGAGCCGGGCAGGACGGTGGTGCCGGTGTGCACCGGGTGGTGCTACGGGCTACTGCTGTTCGACCTGCTGACGAAGGTGGCGCACTTCGGCGCGCCGCAACTCGACAAGGCTCCGCTCGGATTCGATTTCGATGGCGGCATGAGTAACAGGACACCGTGAGCCATGGACGAAGCGGAAGGCGCCGAGATCGTCACCTTCGTGGTGCTGGGCCTGCTGATCTACTGGGCGCGCAGGCTGTGGAAGTCGGGCTGGTTCACGCGTGCGGAACCGGCGTACAAGCCGCCGCGAGTCGTGTACGTGGACCGCTACCCGTCGCCGCCGCCCAAGCCGCCGCCGTCGCCCAAGGAAGAGTACGCCAAGGCGGTCCAGGCCATCGACGGCCTGCCGCTGGAAACCGACGAGAAGGAAGCGTTGAAGGAGCAGGCGCGGGAGCGGATGGTGAGCCGCATGCGGGACGAGCTGGGCTGGTAAACTTGTTCCGTGCTCTCCTGGCTGTTCAAGCGCTGGCCGAAACTGACCCTCCCGCCGCCGAGGGAGAGTCTGACCGAGGACCAGGCAAAGCAAGTCATCGGCGGGTATTTGCGACGGCAGAAGTTCATTAACGGATACGCCGGGGTGCTGCCCGACGACATGCTCGAAGCGTGGACGGTCGGCTCCTACAACCGGATGGCGGAGAAGGTGCGCGCCTACACCGAGGATTACGAACACCTGGACCAAGAGGATACGGGACCACAGAGCAAGCCATGAGCAAGTTTTATCACCGCCTTGTCTGCGGCGCCACCCGCTCGGGCAAGAGCGAACACGAACTCGGCTACGTCGTCCGGCGGGTGAAGCGCCGGGAGTGCGCGGTGGTCGCCTACGACGCGCACGGCACGTTCACCATGAAGCTGGCGATGCGCCTGGCGGCGGAGGGCGCCCGGAGCCGGGTGCTGTACGACCGGCTCTCCGACACCGACCGGACGCTGGGCTACGAATTCCTGGCGGTAAGCAACAACCCGGACGAGCTGCAACGGGCGCAGGAGAACGACGAACGCAAGCAGTCGTTCAAGGAAACCCTGCTCTCCGAGCGCGGCATGATGGACGACTCCGCGTCGCCGATCATCCGCGAAGGCCTGGACGCCGCGCTGGACCTGTACTTCGCCCAGGACCGCCGCGCACCGATCCGCTGGCTGGCCCGCGTCTTCCGCGAAGGGCCGGAGCAGAGCGACTTCCTGCGGCACTGCACGGACCCCGGCGTGCTGGCGCGGTTCGAGTACTACAACACGCTGTCGCCGTCGCAGTGGGAGTACAAGTGCGGCCCGGCCACGCGCATCCTCAAGAACTTCTGCGAATGCCCGAGCGTGTACGTCCGCGACGGCGCGAGCTTCGACCTGGCGGAGTTCCTGAACAACTACGGGGTGCTGATCCTGGACGGCAGTTCGCGCGGCAACCTGTCGCGCTACGCCGGCGGGACCATGATGCGGGCGCTGTCGCACTCCGTCCTCATGCTGGCGCGCTCCGGCAAGCTCCGGGTGCCCGTGCTGAACGTCTACGACGAGGCGGTGAACTCCGCGCTCGTCACGCCGCAGCTCTCGCGCGGGCTGGCAGAAGGCGGGAAGTGGGACTGGTGGTGCGACATCATCGTGCAGCAAGCGGTGTTTCCCACCGAGGAAATCGAAGAGAACGTCATGCAGAACATGATGCACTACTGGTTCCGGCAGGGATCGCCGAAGGCCGCGCAGTTCGCCGCCGAGGACGTTGCGAGCAGACTGTACGACCCGCTGCGCGTCAAGTTCGTGGAGTTCCACAAGCGCCAGGTGCACGACGGCTACGAGTACGAGGAGGTGACGAGCAGCGGCGTGCAGCTGGACGGCAAGGGGAAGACGAAGGGCAAGAGCAGCAACACGAACGTCGTGGCGCGGGCGAAGTACCGCGAGGAAGTGGAGGAGCGGCCACGGCACTTCACGCCCCAGGAGTGGACGGCGAAGGTCGCGCAGAAGATCACCACGCTCGGCCCCGGATACTGCTTCATCGCCGGCGTGAGCGCCACCGAAGAACCCGAGTACATGCCGATGGAGAGGGAATTATGGTCTGGTCTTTCTTTGCGAAACGGGATGACACTGGCGGAAAAGAAGTTCCTGGACCTGCTGGACGCGATCAAGCGGCGGCCGGAGTACAGGGTGCCGGTGGTACAATTGCCGCCTGTTCCACCCCCACCGCCATCATCTCCAGCAACGCCAAAGGCAGGCAGCGTGATGCGGCGATCGTAGCGCTCGCACGCAAGGGGCCGATCACGCTCCGTCACCTGATCGCCATCGGCCTGTTCCGCACGAAGACGCGCGCGTCCCGGCGCATGAGCGCCTTGTACGACGACCGGCAGCTCTACCCGCTCGGAAAGCTGCACCTGAAAGCGCTGCGCACGCACCCGGAAGACCACTGGTGCAGCCGCTCCATCAAGCTCGGCAATCGTGAACACGAGGCGTACGTCATGGAGGTTTGCCTGGCGTACTGGCCGCACAAGTTCCTCACGGGCGCCGAAGTGGACCCCGCTTTGCAGCCCGACGCCACCCTCGTGATCGACGGCAAGGCGTGCCACGTCGAGATCGACACCGGCACCATGAGCCGCGAACAGGTGCAGGCCCGGTGGAAAAAATACGAGGGCAACAAGGACGACAAGCTGATCGTGTGCCCGGACGATTCGCGCATCGAGAGGGCGATGCGGTGGTCGAAGGCGCTGGGCGAGCATGCCTACTTCGCCATCATCGAACACGTGGTCGCCAGCCCGTACGGGCGGATTTGGACGGGCCTGGACGGTGGCAAATACGCCATTCACGAAGGGGGCAACGAAGGGCGACACGAAGGTGGCATGGTTGCCGCGCATGCGTGAATACCCAGTGGGATGGTTAAGTACTTACGCACTTTCCCACCCACCCGCCCAGGCCCGCCTGGAGGATGCAATGCCCAAGTGTGCCACGGCTCGGCCTTCGGGCAATGTAGTACTTTGCGAAGTCTCCACATTGCCCTACGGCCTGCGCCGGGCGATGGGAGGGCATTACTCCCTCCCCCGCCGAGCCATGAAGTACCGTGTCCGCTGCGCCATTTGGCAGATCGAAGCTGCCACGCTTGACGAGGCCCAGAAGAAGGCACGCGAGCTGATCAAGAAGAACGTGGACGCGCTCGTGACCGCCGAGCCGTTCGTGAACACGCGGCCGCTGTGGCTGCGAATCCTGACGGGCAAGTAGCCCGTCTCTGCCCCGCCCGTTCCCATGCACTGCGTTCCCGACGCTCGCACGTTGCGCGCTGCGTACGCGGTGCGCGCTCTGAAGGAGGTGTCTCGTGTCCGTGGATTGGAAAAAGGTCGCCATCTTCGGCGGCCTGCTCCTGGTGATCGGCGTGGCTGTCTGCGCCATCTTCGGGTGCAACAAGGAGTCCCAGCCGGCGCCCATCATCGCCAAGCCGGGCCAGATCGTCGTCATGCCGCCCGATTCCTCCCCCGTCCCCGCTGCGTCGCAGCCGGCCGTGAACCGCGCGGATATCCAGCGCGACATGGAGCGGCTGGGGCGCATCGAGGCCAACCAGTCGAGGTGATTCATGTCTCGTTACCTGATCGCTTCCGCCGCCGCGCTCCTGCTGGCGGCCCCGTCGTTCGCGCAGCAACCGGACCCCCGCGTGCCGCGCATCATCGACGTGCTGGACAAGATGGACCAGCGCATGAACCGCATCGAGGACCGCCTGGCCAACGTGGAGGGCAAGCTGTCGGCGCTGGAGAGCCGGTACAGCACGCCGGCGTACACGCCTTCGTACACCCGCCAGCCGGCTTACCGACCGGCGGGAACGTACGGCGCGGGATACGGCGGCGATTACGTGGAGGAGTTCCGCCGGGAGCAGCGGCAGTACGACGCGGCGACGCAACAGGTCCTGGACCGCCTGGACCGCGCCATCGCGGTGTACGAGCGCGGTAACTGACGGATCGCGCGTGGGCCACGGAAGGCCTTTCTTTTGGAGAACACCGATGTCACGAGTCTACCGAGAAGAAATCATTGTCGAGATCGAGGCCACCGGCGACGAGCTTTCCAAGTCGGCCGGGGCCATCGCCGGGGCGCTGTCCGCGACGGCCATCGGGCACGCGGTCGCGCCGCTGATCGCCCGCCAGATTTTCAACGACAACATGCCCAACCGCATGCAGATCGCTTTCCAAACCCAGGGCGCCACCGTCCAGAGCGTCCCCATGCTGGAGAACCGCAATGGCCAAGATGAACGTCAGAATTAGCCGCGAGTACGTCGAAGACCAGGCCCAGCCGGAGCCGCCGAAGGACTACACGAACGCCGTGCTGGCGGTGATCTCGCTGGCGGCGACGGTCGCCGTCGCGGTCATCATGGCGATGACCGTGAGATAATCCGCGCCATGAAGACCATGAAGGAGATCGCAATGGAACTGAAACAACTGGACTACGAGCCGGTCAGCATGCTGGAAGGCAAGGTGCCGGCCGAGAAGTGGCGTCACCTGTACGCCGCGCCGCGCACCGTGGAGGACATCCAGCGCGGGTGGCGCGAGACCTTCGGCATCGCCGTCATCACCCGCGAGCCGCTGGTGGTGATCGACGTGGACGACGGCGCCATCGCCGCCGACATCCTGGAACGCTGCGGACTCAAAGACGCGCCGATTTGCCGCACGCCGTCGGGCGGGCTGCACGCCCACGGCCTGCTGCGGAAGGGCGTCGAACGCTCGCGCACCATCAAGGTGAAGGGCGAAGACGCGGACCTGCTGACCGGCATCGGCCTGTCGATCATCCCGCCGACGCCGGGCTACGAGTGGCTCGGGCCAGGGCTCCCCGCCCTGGACGAGCTGCCGAAGTGCAAAGTGGCCTGGACGCGCGAGCGGACCAAGAAGGCGGCGCGGATCATCTTGAGCCCTGCCGGAAGCGCTGTCGGCGAGGTCCGCGACAGCTTGAGCCGGATCGCCAACCCGGAAGCGTACTGCCTCAAAATCCCCTCCGTTCAGGGCCAGAACGGGAGCAAAGGACTGGTCCGCGTGGTGTGCGTCATGCGCGACGCCGGGCGCACGCCGGAGCAAACGCTGGCGTTCCTGCGGGATGTCTGGAACGCGCAGTGCGCGGTTCCGCCCTGGTCGGAAGGGGAGATCGTGTACGCGATCAACCGGCATTTCGGAAAGCGGTGAGTCGCCGAGTCCCACGGCGAAGCCGCAAGCAGCCCCCTGGCCGGCCGCTTTGCGTGCGGCGGTTGCGCTGACGAGGGCTCACCACACAACAATTGGATCCAAAACGTCAACCCGATTCAAGGTCGGTAGTTGGCTTTCGACGGTGAACCGTCACCAACTCCGGCTTTCGTTTCCATCCCAAGGAGTCCGTCATGTTGAAGCTCACCATCCACAGCACCGGCACTGGCACCTGCTCGCTCTCTGGCAAGGAGGGGCCGGGCATCACCGTCACGTTCGAGGACGGGACGGCGAACAACGCGTTCCTCACCTGGAAGGCGCTGCAACAGCTCGTCGCCATGAAGGTCGGCCAGGCGAAGAAGGCAGCGCCCGCCGCGGTGCCCGTGTCCGCCAACGCCGTGCCCGCGAAGTGATGTGTTAACCAGAGCCACCCGAAACTACCACGTCGCTGGCATGTGTCAGCGACGTTAACGCAAGGAGCCAACCCATGCCGAAGCAAATGCCCGTCTGTCAGATCGTGAAGCGCAACGTCCGCGAGCGTCGGCGCCGCAAGGGCCGGACTCTTCGCCAGATGCTCAAGGAGCTGGAGAAGAAGAATCCCGCGCTGTTCGCCGCGTACCGCAAGGCGGCGATGTTCGGCCTCATTCGGAGTCAGTCCCCGGACCTGATGCCCAAACCGACGGACCCGCAGATCGCCTGCCAGGTTCGGTTCACCCGCAGCGGCGAGCCGTCGTGATGGACAAGTACGAACTGCGCGATCACGTGATCGAGTGGATGCACAACAACTATCCGTGCCTCCTGGCCGACGACGAACTGGTGGAAGGCTTCGTGTACTTCTGCCTGCGCGTCTGGGGCCAGGCGGTGCGGGAGGAGCGGAGAAGGAGGATCGAAGCGTGCCAGAACCCGCGAACGTTCGAGATGAACTGAAACCCATCGCCGTCATCCTGCGGCTGCGCAAGGAGTGCCAGAGCTGCCGGTGCGTGACCGGCGGCGCGGAGGTGTTCTTCCCAGGCCACGAGAGGCCGAGGCAAACGCTCTGCTGGCAGTGCTTGATGCGCTTTTGCGGAGTGCTGGACGAGTTGAGTCATGAACGTTAAGGAAGCCGCGAAGCAGGCCGGCGTGTCGCCTGCGATGGTCTATCAGTGGTGCGCCGAACGCCGACTGCCACATCTTCGGCTTGGCGGCCGTGGCCGAAGGGGGAAAATCTCCATCGCCCCGGAAGACCTGGCCGCCTTTCTCCGCACGTGCCGCGTGGACAACGAGGACGCCGAAGCGCTGGTGGAACCGTCCGAGCCGGAGACGGTCCCGGCGCCGAAGCGGAACGGGCCGGGAATTGATCTCTGGTAGTCACTCCGTCTTCTGCCGCCCCGCCATGAACTCAAGATACCGGGCGTGCAGCTTCTCCTCGTCCATGTGAAAGTACCGCGTCTGCAACATCTTCACCGACGTGCCGAGCATCATGGCGGCGCCGAACACGTCGCCCGTCCGGTCCAGGTAGTTACAGGCCCACGAATGGCGGAAGTTGTAAATGCGGATTTGCCGTGGGTCGATGTCGTGTTCTTTCAGGTACGCGACGACCTTGGGCCGCTTGAGCAGCCATTGCCGCCACTTTTGCGTGCAGTTGGTCAGCCCCCACGGGTCGCCGCGCGAGGTGCGGAAGATCGGCCCCTCCGGGTACTTCTTGATGCACTCCTCGGCGTACGCCTGGGCCTCGGGCGTCAGGAACAGAACGCGGTCCCGCTGCGTCTTCTTCGCCGTCTTGTGGACGTAGCCACGCGTCGCGTTCCAGCGGTAGACGATCCGGCCGTTCTGGTAGTTGTGCGCCTCGGCCATGCGGATTTCGATGGGCCGCGCGCCGGTCAGCCGCAGGAGCCACAGGAACTTGCCGAACTTCTCCGAGAACCCGGTCTTGCGGTGGTGAACGGCCGGCGTGTTCGTCCTCTTCTTGCGGTGGTACGTGGCCTTGGCGAAGCACTCGCCGATGAGCAGGTCCATGAGTTCTTCGCTCATGCGCGCGTCGCGGCCCCGCAGGATCGGCTGCGGCCGCTCGATGCGGCCGGTGAGCGGGTCGTTCTGGATGAAGCCCTTGCGCTTCGCCCAGCCCAGCGCTCCGAGAATGAGCGTGGCGGCGTGGGCCTGGCTGGTGGGGTTCCACTGCGTCTGGGAGGCGAGCCACCCGTCGAAGTCGTGGGGCTTCAGCTCGCGGACCTTCTTCGATCCGAACTTCTTGCCGAAGTCGCGGGCCATGATGTCGAACACGCCGGGCACGCCGCTCTTGCGGGTGGCGTGCAGGTGCACGCGGTACTGGTTCAGGAGCGACGACACCAGATATTCGTCGGTGCCCTTGTCGGCCTCCATGGCGATCAGCTTTTGGAAGCGGGCCACGGCCGCCTTGTACGTCGGACCCTTCGGGCCGTCGTTCGGGCCTTTGGCTAGAATATGCTGTGTGCCGTCGATCCAGCAGCCGTAGGCTTCGCGGCTGTCCCAGTACCGTACCGATGGTTTCTTCGCCAT